AATATTTGAATATGGCTCTTGTTCTTTAAAAAGAATAACTTCAAATAGATTAGGTCGTGCAGGACCACCAAACCTATCCATGGTTGTTTTAAAATCGCTTATTCTAAATGACATATATTATTACCTTGTTACCATTTTTCGGCTGTCTGCGTAAACTTTCTGTTTAGATGCTTTCTCAAATTGTGCTAATGGTAAGAACAATGCAACATCCCATTCTGTAGGATTGATGTAAATAAAACGAGATTTCATTTGTTTATTTAAATATTGCTTTAATGCTGGTTTAAAAAATCTAAACTTAGCAGCGCTATTTAATAAATCATAACTCAAACCTAATCTAGTACTCTCGTCATATCTCTTATTGTTCGTAATACCATATAATGCATCCATTAACTGAGCACGCATCATAGGTGGTAAATAGTGAAAGTTAATTCCCATAAATCCACCCTTTGTTTTATTTATTGGGAAAATCAAAGGGAATCTATCATAATAAGGAAGTGTAGCTTTATGTTTAGGGTCGTAAGCAAATGTGTACATCATTCCTGGTTCAATAAAATTAACTGCACGGTCTTTTTCTTTTAATCCAGTTGCAATCATTGATGCACCAGATACTCCAGAACTACCTGAACCTGTTCTGCTGATTTTTTTTGCTTGGTCTCTGTACCAGGTTCGAGATGTTTTTGAACGAGCTGGCATCTCGCCTGCACGAATACCTTTTACTAATATATCATTAAATACTGTAGTACCGCGATGAACTTTACCTTGCGCTTGATTCTTCGCTTCTTGCAATAATTTAGCGTAATTTGTAATTGCCATTTATTTACCTGCTATTCCGTCTTTTTCTGTCATAATAACAAACTGCCATCCACGGTCTGCACAATACGATCGAGCTGCTTTCCATTTTGCGCTATTAATTCCATAATTCTTAACCTCGTTAAGATATCTTCTTGACACTCGACCAGTCGGTGTCTTATTTTTATTTGCTGGATTTGGTGGAAGCGTTTGGCCATAAGGTTTAATTTCAATCATTATAGTATGCTTCTTACCAAGTCCATCATATTTATGTACAACTACATCAGGAAAGTATCTATGTACTCTTCCATCTATCGGTGACCTATAAGGAACAATGACTTCTTCTGATTGCCACCATATAACATCTTTATGTTTATCAAGCCATGAGAATACATTTCGTTCCCACCAAGACCTATAAATAATCTTGGTTGGGTCTCCTTTGTACTTATGCGGGTTTGCTGGTTTAAATTTCCCTCTATAAGCCATAATGTATTTTCGCAACTCCGTATAAATAATCTAAAATATCCAATTACTATTTATTAAAAAGAGAAAAAAATGGCAGGAACTTCTAGACCAGAGTTACTTAAACTAAGAAGTCAAAGAGATAACGACGGTAGACGTAACGGAAAGACAATGGGTAGCTACTTAAGTTTTCCAACTAAGCCTATGCCTCATGGATTGTTGCTTCAATTTAAGAGTTATAACTATAAAGATTATGTTAGTGCTATTACAAAAACTACGGACAAAGCTGGCAAAACAAAAATAGAAGAAAACAAAAATTTAGGTTTTGTTCCATCAATAGCTGGATACAATTTAACGAATGAAGCTGGAAGCAATAAACCAGTTATCTCATCATCTGATGCAATAGAACTTCCATTCCCTAGAACACTCCAAGATTCCACAAATATTAGAGTACAGCAATTTGAACGTGACTTTTTATACGAACGTTTAGCAAGTGGTATCGCATCTTTTAACGATGGTGAAGGTGGTTTAAGTAATTTCTTTTCAGGCGTTGCAGGTGCTACAGAAAATTTACTAGATAGTACTTTTAATGCATTTAAATCTGCAGGTCAGAATGCTGGAAACGATGGTGTTGTTCAAACACTCTTTGGAGCTATAAAAGGCGCTGCTCAAAAAATGGGTAATTTTGATACGAATCAAGCTATGGCAATGGCTGGATACTTAGCTCGTAACTTTATTCCTGGAGAAATTGCAAAATCGGTTGGTGTTGTAAGTCAAAAAACAGTTAACCCACAGGAAACACTTTCATTCTCTGGTGTTGATTTACGTAATTTTACATTCAGCTGGGATTTATACCCAAGTAATCCATCTGATACTCAATCGATTAATAAAATAATTAATAGATTAAAAATGAAAGCATTACCAACAACACAATCTGCTGCTGGAACAGCTACTGCAAGAGCATTTTTAAATTATCCAGACATCGTAGAATTAAATTTACTTGGCGTCAAAGAAGACCACTTTATGAGATTTAAAAGATGTATGATACAAAGTGTCACTGTTGATTATGGTGCAGGTGGTATGCCCGAAATTATAAAAGGTGGTGTTCCTGCTGCTATTACTTTAACTGTAACATTCTCAGAAATTCAAATCCAAACTGCACACGATTACGGCGCTGACCCAACTGATACCCCTCCAGCAAATAAAGTTGATTCTGGTGCTGCAGAAAGCAGCGGACCACAGCCTGGAGCCGGAGCACAGAGACCAGCTGATGTTGGCGGTGGCGTAGTCAATAATGATGGAGTTGTTAGCCAATAATGAAATACTTTGAAAACTTTCCAGTAATAGAATACGAAGGGCGTAGAATAAGAGATATATCTAGACGCTCTAATTTCGTCCGTGCTGTATCAAATAACCCATACCTATATTATCCCTATACAGTTACCGAAGGTGAACGTGCAGAAGACATAGCGAACTTCTATTATGGCTCAGTTGACTATGTTTGGTTAGTTTATATGGCAAACAATATTATTGACCCATATCACGAATGGCCAATGGACCCTCAAACATTTAACGATTATTTAGTAGAAAAATACCAGGCAGAATCTGGAGAAATTGGAGAAGACGTTATTGATTGGACTCGTGACCCAAATAACGATGACAACATCATCTTCTATGTGAAGAAGGTATAACAAATGGCAGCAGTAGACGAAATTTTATTAGCACCCGAATCATTCCGTACTATCTACCTTCGTAGAGAAGATAGAGTAATTTTGAGAACTGAGCAAGGCGCAAAGATTATTATTAAAAGAATTATTCCCGATGAATGGGAACCTTATCGTATATACGAATACGAGCAAGCGTTAAACGATAACAAAAAAGAAATATACTTATTTGATAGTAGCTTTTTAAGCCAGTTAACAAAACAGTTTAAAAACGCAGTGAGTGAATAATTATGGCAGACCAAAAGGGTGCATTTAATCCTTCTAGATGTGAAATAACATCTGCGGAAATAGTGCCGTTTGGCAAAAAAGTTGGTGACAAATCTAACATAGACATAGCTGATATGATTGCATCTTTTAGTATGCATAGTGCAGTCAATAAATCTGCACTTCACGGTAAATGTGATGTTTATGATGCTATTGGTATATTAGAAAATCTTCCGTTAAGAGGCGAAGAAGAAATACATTTAACAATAAAAGCTTTTGATTTACAAACAGAATTAGAGCTTGCTTGTTTTATATACAAAATTGATGACCTTGATATTAGAAAAGACCAAACAGGTTTATCATATACTTTGCACTGGGTAAGTAAAATAAGTTATGAAGCAAGTCGACGAAATTTTATTACGAGTTTTAATGGTAAAACATCAAGTACAATAGTTAAAGAGTTATTTAAAAAATATTATCACGGTAATATTGACATGGGTAACTATACAGGAGCTAATAATAAAGAAGAATTGCCACCAGGTACAATGGCATTTAAATTAAGGAATGATGTAGGTCGTTATCTTTATATAGAAAAGACTGAACATCCAATGCAGTTAACTATACCAGATTTATCACCTGCTCAAGCAATTCAATTTGTAGGTCGTAGAACTTGGGGAATGGAACCTAATGCAGGTTCTTCTTTTAGATGGTTTGAAAATACTAGAGGGTTTTATTTTGTAAGTGATGAATGGCTTTACGAATATGGAAAATTAAATGGTGGACTACAATTTCAATACGGCGCATTTATTTCATTAGACGCTGAAGATGCTATTGAACAAATGACATCATTATCACAATTTGGTAATCCATTAAGAGTTGATACAGGTAGCCAGATACAAGGCGGTGCATATAAAGTAAAAATAATTGAAGTTGATATTTTAAAACAAAATATAACTGATTACTCACATTCTTTTGATTATCAAAAAGATTTTCTAACAAAGTTTAGAGATTCTACTGGTAATAAAGCTACTATAAAGAATGATATACATACAGAAGATTTTATTAAGAAAACATTTACTGATGAAAATGCTAAACAGTTTATGATTATTAGAGATTATAAAGATGATACATCTTCAAAGGCATTTAAATCTGAAACTAACTTTAGAAATTTAGTTGCACAAAGAACATTTTATAGAATGCACGCATTAGCTACATCAACAGTTGGTATTACTGATGGAAGACTTGATGTTAAAGTTGGCGATATTATTAGAATTAATACTTTATCAAAAAATATTTCTTCGGATAAAGAAGATAATCCACAAATAAGTGGTAGATTTTTAGTTACATCAATAGATAACGATATTGAAAATGGTGAGCTTAAAACAATAATGAGTATGTTTAAATATGACTGGTCTGATGCTGGAGAAGATGATGGTAAGCGCACAAAGGTGGTTAAACCAGAAGATTTAAAACCTGGTTCAAAAGCTCACAAAGATTACTATAATGTATTTCCGGTGGGCTATTAATATAATATGAATAGGAAAAAATATGTCAGGTAGAGGAATAACAAATCCGATGTTTTTCATCGGAGTCGTGGAAGATATCTTAGACGAAGGTCGCATGGGGCGAGTAAGAGTTCGTGCTTTTGGTACGCATGGTACTAAAACTGAAGTTCCTACTGCAAATCTACCTTGGGCAACTTGCGTTTCTGGTAATTACGATGTTAACCATACTCCACCACCACTCAACTCATTTGTTTTTGGAATGTTTTTAGATGGAGCTGACGGGCAACATCCTATGGTATTAGGTTTAATTCCTGGTCAGTATGTAGAAAAGCGTGACCCAGAAAATGATGGTATCGGTGTTATACCACCATTTGCAAAAGGATTAATGTCAATGTTTAGTTCACCAAAAGATATTGGTGAAGTTCAAAAGAGTAAACTGTCAAGAGCTGAAAACATAGATAGTACTTACGTTGGAAAAAGAGATGCAAAATCAGTACAAAGACAACACATTGCAGATTCAGATTTAACATGGGCAGAACCACCTCCTGCTTATGCAACAAGATATCCATTTAATAAAGTTATAGAAACAGCTGGTGGTCACAGTATAGAATTAGATGATACACCAGGCGCAGAACGTATTTCAATTAACCATGTTTCTGGTGCTTATGTTGAAATAGATGCAATCGGCAGTGTCAAAGAAAGAGCAGAAAGCGATCGCTACGAAATTAATATTGGAACTAAACACGAATCATCAGGTCATTCTGTAGTTACGATCAACGGTAATTCTCATGTCTATGTTAAAGGTAATAAGACAGAAGAGATTATGGGTAACTATAAACGAATCGTTCACGGTGAAAACGAAGTTACTTCTGGTGGCCAATCATATTATAATGCAGGTGGTCATTTATTCCTTCGTGGTGCATCTACAAAAATTGAAGGTAATGCAGAAAGAGTAACAATATTCGGTAGAAACGAAGTTCAGATTGAAGCAGAACAACAAGTTAATGTGGTATCAAATCATATTAAAAATACAGCAATGTTAGCTTTTAGTGCTTACGGTAATAAAGCAGTAAGACTAACAACTCCAGCTGATATGCACTTTGTTGCTTCTAATATTATTAATACAGCTAATGGTTTAATTCCATCGACTCCACTTACAGGTGGTGTTGGTTTACCAGGGTTCTCTATTAATGCTTCTGCAGTACATATCGGTGGTTATAGCACAGGCTTAGTTCCAGCAGTAATTCCTACTGTTGTTGGTATTAATGGATTAGTTAATGCAACAACTGTGAACGCTGGAGTATTAACATCAACCTTAGGAAATATAACAACACTCAATGCAGGTGCTATTTCGGCTAAAGCAGTAAACACTACAGTTCTTGCAGCACCTCCACCTATTAGTGCAGCACCAGGTAGTCCTTGTGCTCCTGGTCCTGGTCGTATCATGTCACTTCCGTCTGTACCAGCTATTCCAACAATACCACCTATTACATTACCTGCAATTAGTATATTTGCACCAAGTATTGTACCTGGTACAATTTCAGGCATTGCATATCCTAATGGTAATGGAGCAGGATTCTTAGCTACAGTATTAACAT